CGAAGAATCCCATCTAAAACAGGTGGTGGTGCTAACGTTGTTGATAGTGCATATAATCCATTATCAATTATGGAAGATTACTTCTTTGCTCAAACGGCTGAAGGTCGTGGTTCTAAAGTTGAAACACTTCCAGGTGGTGAGAACTTAGGTGAAATTGATGACTTGAAATTCTTTAATGATAAACTATTAAGAGGTTTGCGTGTTCCACCAAGTTATTTGGGTGGTATGGATGCAAACGGTTCTGCGTTTAACGATGGCAGAACTGGTACAGCAATGATTCAAGAGTTTAGATTTACAAAATACTGTGAAAGACTACAACAACTTATCATCGAAGAACTAGATAAAGAATTTAAGATGTTCTTGAAACATCGTGGTGTTTTGATTGAAAGTAGTTCTTTTGACTTATCATTCAATACTGTACAGAACTTCGGTAAGTATCGTCAAGCAGAAGTAGACCAAGTAGCAATGAACGTATTTACAAGTATCGAAGCGGCAGACTACATTAGTAAACGTTTTGCAATGAAACGTTTCTTAGGACTATCTGAAGAAGAAGTCTTAGAAAACGCATCACTATGGAAAGAAGAACGTAATCTTGATGACCCTCTTGCACAAAGCGAAGACCAACTTAAAGGTGTAGGAGCATCTCCGGGACCAGCAGGTGGCGACTTTGATGGTGGTGATTTTGATGCAGATGATTTAGATGATGCAGATGAAGATGTAACTGGAACTGAGTCTCCTATTTCTGGCGCAGAAAATGCCGATACAGATACAGACGAGGATGCATAAATACTATTATGAAATATTCAGAACTAACAGAAAACTATTCTCCCGAAGACGATGACTTTACAAGTATCGGTCTCAAGGACACTCGTCAGATTCGTTTGACTCTTGCCCATCTTTCTAAATTAAGAAAGATACGAGAGTATAGGAAGTATCAAAAAGGCTCTGAAGCCGCTCAGGTTAAACAACAATATGGACCGTCAGAATCACCATCAGGTGGAGGCGGCGAATTAGAGTTATAATATCTATATTTTCACTATTAAGTATTACTTAATAATAAACAAAGATACACTAAATATCTTTGGTTCACTCTAAAAACCGTAAAAACCACTCGTTTTTGCGTATTATCCCAATATACTCATATAATCCCTATAAATACTTGTGTATGAAACCCTCTTTTGCTACATTTCGTAGTATTAGTGAGTTCGTTTCTATAACCCTGCCGCAATTGTAGTGGCTATGAAATAAGATTAATAAGGAGACTTATAATGTCAAGAAGTACACTAGAACAAGTGCTAGAATTGTTAATCAACGAAGAAACTGAAAAAGCGGAATCGCTTTTGCACGACTTTGTTGTAGAACAAGCACGACAAATCCACGAGGATTCTTTAAACGAAAGCGACAATGTTGTAGAAGAAGAACTTGAGGAAATTGATGAAACAGATGAAACAGAAGAAGTCGAATCTTTAAACGATGATATCGAAGAAGATTCTGACGAGATTGAAAATGAAGAAATCTTTGATGACGAAGATATTTCTGACGATGAGGCCGAAGATGACTTAGAAATGAGTGATGAAGAAGCACCTGCAGAAGAAATTGAAGACAGAGTTGAAGATTTAGAATCAGCATTATCTGACCTAGAAGCAGAATTTGAAAAAATTATGTCTGGTGAAGTAGATGATGCAGAAGATGAAGGCGAAGAAATTGCTATGGATATGGACGGCGAAATGGATTTAGATATCGAAGAGCCAGAAATGGAAGAAGCAGTTGATGAAGTATTTGAAAAAGCAGATACAACTGATGAAGAAGCAGTAGAAGAAGCCTCATCTGAAGATTTAGACGAAGAAGAAGAAGAAAAATTGGAAGAATATAGTATTCCAGTTTCTGCTAAGCCTGGCGCTGATGGTGAAAAAGATTCACCAGTAGCAAAAGACGGTGGCGCTGACGAAAGTGATGCGGGACCAGTTGGACAAAACGATGGTAATACATCTGGCGGTTCAGCAAAAGCAGAAGATATGAAAACAGGCAATGTAAACACAGTTGGTAATAAAAAAGCACCAGCACCTAGCAAAGCCTAAGTAAATATTCTATTTGGAGAAATCAATGACCATTCTTATTGAGAGATTATCACATAATCAAGCAAATGTAAAATCACGAATCGTTGAAAGCGATGATGGTAATAAGAGTATGTTCATGGAAGGCATTTTCGTCCAAGGTGACGTTAAGAATGCTAATGAACGAGTATACCCGGTGAGCGAAATCAAAAGAGCCGTGGAATCAGTCCAAGCGAAAATCAAGGAAGGATTTCCAGTTCTAGGCGAGTGCGACCACCCACCTGAATTGACAGTAAACGTTGACCGTGTTTCACATATAATTGAAAACATGTGGATGGATGGTCCGAATGGCTTTGGTAAACTCAAAATTGTTCCTACACCAATGGGTAACATTATCAGAACACTAATCGAATCAGGTGCCACTTTAGGTGTCTCATCTCGTGGTTCTGGTGAAGTTGACCACGCTGGTAAAGTGAGTAATTATGAGATTATTACAGTTGATATTGTGGCACAGCCAAGTGCCCCGGAAGCATATCCAAAAGCAATATATGAAGGATTAATGAACATGCAAGGTGGCTACGATACGTGGAAACTTGCACAAAATGTTCAAAACGACAAATACGCACAAAAATATTTGTCAAAAGAAATAGTTAAGTTCATAAGAGAACTTAAACTTTAATAGAAGAAGGAGAACCAACAATGGCAAAAAATGAAATCCTTGCTGGGCTACTTGAGTCAGATGTTTTAAGTGAAGATGTTTCACAACAAATATCAGAGGCTTGGGAAGCACAAATAAATGAAGCAAGAGAGGAGATAACAGCCGAGTTGCGTGAGGAGTTCGCACAGAAGTTTGAACACGACAAATCAGTAATTGTAGAAGCAATGGATAACATGCTTAATACTGCAATCAAAACTGAAATGAAAGAGTTTAAAGAAGACCGCGAACAACTAATCGCAGAACGTGTTGCATATAAGAAAGCAATTTCTGAACATGCAAAACTTCTTGAAAGATTCATTACTTCTCAATTAGCATCAGAAGTTAAGGAACTTAGAGCGGATCGCACGAAAGTTAACGAACATTTAGATAGAACTAAAGAATTCGTTATTAAACAACTTTCACGTGAACTAGCAGAGTTTCATGACGACAAGCAAGAATTAGTTAAAACTAAAGTACGCTTGGTAGCAGAAGGCAAAGAAATTCTTAATAAAACTAAGAATTCATTTGTTAAACGTTCAGCAGAATTAGTCGAAAAGACTATTGAAAAGGCTTTACGTTCTGAACTGGCTGTTCTTAAAGAGGACATCCAATCGGCTAAAGAAAACGAGTTTGGCCGTAAGATTTTTGACACATTCGCAGGCGAATTTATGACTTCACAATTGAGTGAAGGAACTGAAGTTGCGAAGATTACTAAGAAATTAGAAAAATCTGCTACAGAAATTGCGAAGTTAGAAGAAACAATTACTGCAAAAGATGAAGCCATTACAAGCGCCGAAACTGCACAGAGAGTATTAGAAGACAGAATGGACCGACAAAAGGTCATGGAAGGTCTTTTAGCACCACTTGGCAAAGAAAAGCGTACGGTGATGGTAGACTTACTTGAAACAGTAAAAACAACGAATTTAAAATCTGCATTTAAGAAATATTTACCTGCAGTTTTGAATGAGATGGTCTCAACAGAGGCAACACAATCGTTAAATGAAGGCAAAGTAACGGAACACACTGGCGACAGAGAAGAACAGATAATTAGTTCTCCAGAAAAGTCAGAAAGTAGCGATGCCAATATAATCCAGTTAAAGAAATTGGCTGGACTTAAATAATTTATGAAGATAAAGGAGAAAAAGATGGAAAATCTTTTTGAAGGAAAAAATTGGGACACTACACGTGAAACTCTTCTAGACGGTCTAGAAGGCAACAAACGTGACGTAATGTCTTCAGTTTTAGAAAACACAAAACAAGCACTTACAGAAAGTGCTACAGCAGGTGCATCACAGGCTGGTAATATTGCGACATTAAACAAAGTTATTTTACCAATCATTAGACGTGTTATGCCTACTGTAATTGCAAACGAAATCATTGGTGTTCAACCAATGACTGGTCCAGTTGGACAAATTCACACATTGCGTGTACGTTATGCCGATACGGCTAACGGCGCAACTGCAGGTGCAGAAGCATTATCACCTTTTGATATTGCTGAAGCATATTCTGGTAAAACTGGCGGCGGCGCTGGTGCAACTGCTAGCCATGAAGGTGAAGCAGGTAACAGAATGTCAATCCAAGTTCTAAAGCAAACAGTTGAAGCGAAAACTCGTAAACTATCTGCTCGTTGGACTTTTGAAGCGGCACAAGATGCTAATTCAATGCACGGACTAGATGTTGAAGCAGAAATCATGGCAGCACTTGCTATGGAAATAACTGCTGAAATCGACCAAGAAGTTCTAGGTTCACTAGGCGCTCTTGCTACAGGTTCAGCATCTTATGATATGAATGCTACATTTACTGGTACTCCAACTTTCGTTGGTGACAGACATGCGGTACTTGCAACTATGATGAATCGTGAAGCGAACTTAATCGCTCAACGTACTCGTAGAGGCGCGGCAAACTGGGCAGTTGTTTCACCTGCGGCACTTACAGTGCTACAGTCAGCAACTACATCAGCATTTGCTCGTACTACTGAAGGTACTTTCGAAGCACCTACAAACACTAAGTTTGTTGGTACTCTAAACGGTACTATGCGTATCTATGTAAATACATATGCTTCAGACTCAACACCAGTTCTACTTGGCTATAAAGGTTCAGGCGAAATTGACGCGGCAGCGTTCTATTGCCCATACGTTCCATTAATGTCATCAGGCGTTGTTGTTGATCCAAGTTCTTTTGAACCAGTAGTTTCATTCATGACTCGTTACGGGTATGTTGAATTGAACAACACTGCATCATCACTTGGTAATGCGGCTGACTACGTTTCAAAGATTGCAATGGCAAACCTTTCATTCGTGTAAAAAATTTACACAGACTGAATATAAAAACCCACCTATATGGTGGGTTTTTTATTGCCTGCTATATTAACTGTTAATACGATATATGAGAGATTAACGATAAATACTATTGATAAATAATAGATACTACTCTTAGTAACTTGGAAAAATATAATGGCACAACAAATTAAGTTTGGTGATAAATTACTCCTAAAAGGCGAGACATTAATTTTAGATAATGGTACATCACCCGGTGAACTAAAATCTAAAAATGGAACAATATGGATTAGAGGTGACCTCTTAGTAGACGGTTCGATAGATACTATCAATTCTACTACACTAACAGTAGAAGACAAAAATATAGAATTAGGAACAATAGACTCTCCAACTGATTCACTCGCAAATGGTGGAGGAATTATTCTCAAAGGTGACACTGATAAAACAATTTTATGGGTTAATTCAACAGACAGTTGGGACTTTAATCAAAAAGTTAAATCTACAAATGGTTTTGAAGGAGATTTAACTGGTGATGTAACTGGTGATTTAACTGGTAATGTGACAGGAACAATTGGTGCAACTACTCCATATGCGGGAGCATTTACTACTATAAGTGGCACTTTAACAGGTACAGTTTCTAGTATTGCTAATCACGACACAGATGATTTAGCAGAAGGTTCAACTAATCTTTATTATACACAGGCTAGAGTTGATGCTAGATATGCCACATTACATAATAATGCAGATGCAGGAACATTAGACGGACTCGACAGTCTTCACTTCTTAAATTATAATAATTTAACAAACACACTCACAGCAGGTACAAATATATCTATAAGTGGCTCTAACGTTATATCTGCAACAGATACAAATACAACATATGTAAGTTCAGACTTTACACACGATGACTTACAAGGTTATTGGCCAACTGAACACATTGACTGGACAGTACCCCAAAGTTCTAGTATCTACATAAATGCTGGTAACTACACTGATACGAACACAACATACACAGCAAGTGGAACTGGACTTACTCTTGTTGGAACAGTATTCAGTAATACTGCTCCAGACCAAACAGTAGCATTAACAGGTGCAGGTGCAACAACAATCACAGGAACATATCCTAACTTTACTATTAATAGTACTGATACAGCAACTGACCTTACGGGAAATATAATTCCAGCAACAGATGATACATATGATTTAGGAAGTTCTGCTAAAAAGTATGCTAACATATATGGTCATACAGTAACAGCAACATTTGCCGATATTGCAGAACGATACGCAACTGACGTACCTTATGAAGAAGGAACAGTTGTAGTGTTGGGTGGTGAGGCAGAAATAACAACAACGACTGAGCCAGGTGATGTTTCAGTTGCAGGAGTTATCTCTACAAATCCAGCCCTTAAGATGAATGCAGAAGCAGGCAACTCACAAACTCATCCTTATGTAGCATTGAAAGGAAGAGTTCCATGTAAACTAATTGGTCCCGTATCAAAAGGTGATTTAATTGTCACCGCAGATAATGAGCCGGGTTATGCTCAAAGTATTGGCAAGAATGATGCAGGTCATTCAGTCTTCGCCAAATCCATAGAAACAAACTTAACAGACGGTAAAAAAGTTATAGAAGTTTTCATTCTGTAGTTAACTATAATCATTGCTTTTCCATGCTTTTCGATAAATACATGTAGAGGGATTACGACCCCTCTAATTCAGATTGGAATAGAAAACCAACGTGATTTGACGAAATTAATCGCGGTATTCTCTAGTAAAGTTCCTATGAATTTAATAGATTTTATATAAAATAAGACGGGAGACAAAGAAAATGGCAGCATATGCAATTCAATTCCGTAGAGGTACAACAACAGAACATAACTCATTCACAGGTTTATTGGGTGAAGTTACTGTTGACACAACTAAGAAAACAGTTGTAGTACACGACGGTTCAACAGCGGGTGGTTCAACCCTAGCACTTGAAGGTGCCGCAACGAACACAACTACTGGTACATACTCAAGTAATGTTACAGTAGGTGGAACACTAGGTGTTACCGGTTTGACAACTATGTCAGGCGCGGCAGCAGTTACTGGAAATCTAACGATGACTGGTCACATTTTACCTAGTGCAAATATAACTTATGACCTAGGTTCAGCAACAGCGATGTGGAAAGACATCTACGTTGGTCCTGGTTCATTATACGTTAATGGCAAAAAAGTTATCGAAGATGACTCTGGCGCGATTAACATTACAACAGAAAACAATGAAGACCTTAAAATCACTACAAGTGGTACAGGTACTTTAAAACTGATTTCGGCAAACGGTATTAACCTTACTGGCGAACTTGGTGCAACTTCAGGTGACATTCAAATCGGCGACCACGTTGATATGAATTCATCATTAATCAAAGAACTAGCAACTCCAGTTTCTTCAACAGACGCGGCAAATAAAGCGTATGTTGATACAACTTCTGCTTCGGCAGTAACAGGTGGTGCAAATGCAGGTTCATTTACAACTGTAACAACTACAGGAAACGCTATTGTTGGCGGTGACTTAACAGTTAACGGTACAACTACCTCAGTTAATACAGCACAAATCGATCTTGCAGATAACATTCTAGTATTGAACTCAGATGCAACAGGCAATGCCTCGCAAAATGCTGGTATTGAAATCGAACGTGGTGATGATACAAATGTTCAATTGTTATGGAACGAAACAGATAACAGATGGGATATTGGTTCTGAAGACCTTAAGACTACTGGTGATTTAATTGGTGATTTAGTAGGCGATGTAACTGGTACAGTTTCTAGTATTGCTAATCATACAACTGCCAACTTAACAGAAGGCGCAGATCTTTACTTTACAACGGCTAGAGCCCGTTCGTCAATTAGTGTTTCTGGTGATATAAATTATAATTCAACAACAGGTGTAATCTCGACTACAGGTCTTGCTTCTTCTGATACTGATGACTTAAGTGAAGGTTCAAGCAACTTGTATTATACAGATGTTAGAGCAGACGCACGTATTACTAATGCATTGAAAGACGAAGACAATATGGTTTCTGATAGTGCAACTCACGTTGCATCACAGCAATCAATTAAGGCTTATGTTGATGCAGTTATCTTAACAACAGATAATACTGATGAGATGACTGAAGGTTCAACTAATCTTTACTTTACAAATGCAAGAGCAGATGCACGTATTACTAATGCATGGAAAGACGAAGACAATATGGTTTCTGATTCAGCAACGCATATAGCAACTCAACAGTCTATCAAGGCTTATGTTGATGCAGTTTCAACTGCTTTCGCGGCGGCTGACACAGCAGACGCGGCGGCATGGGCAGCGGCTGATACAGCCGATGCAATAGCATGGGCGGCGGCTGATACAGCACAAACTTCAAGCATTAATAGTGCTTGGGCGGCGGCTGATGCTTCTCAAAGCACAACTATTAATGCGGCATGGGCAGCGGCAGATACAGCAGATGCAATAGCATGGGCGGCAGCAGATGCTTCTCAAACTACATCTATTAATAGTGCATGGGCGGCAGCAGATGCTTCTCAAACTACATCTATTAATACAGCATGGGCGGCAGGTGATGCGGCAGTAACAACTGCAATGCAAACTTACGCAGATACGGCAGAAGCAGACGCAATTTCTACAGCAAGTTCAGATGCAACTACTAAAGTTAATGCTTTAGAATCTAGTATGACTCACTTCCATAGTGCAGTTCAGTCTGTTACAGCGGCTGAAGAAACTGATAACTCTACTTCAACAACTGATTATACGTTTAGTGAATTGACTAATGCAAGACATTATGCTGTTTACATTAACAGAATCTTGATGAGACCGGCAGAGTATTCAGTATCAGGTACAACAGTAACAATCGTCTCGGGCATAATTGCCCTAGATGACGAACTAGAAGTCACAGGCTTTAGTTCATAATATAGACTAGACAAAGGTGAGGAGTTATAACCCAACTCCTCACTTAGTTTCCAAATTGGAGACGATGGAAGATGCGTAATAGTATGATTCCTCGTGCTAGTTTAAACTCAATACAATAAAGGAGAGTTAAAATGGGAAGAAGAAGAAAATTTAAACACGGTGGTAACGAATCAGAAGTAACTATCGATAAAAGTAAAAAATATAAGTGGGACACCAAAGGTGACTTCGTAGAATATACTGGCACTGCTGCCAAGAACGAAATTATAGTTTCAGGTTCAAAATCGTCTCTAAGACGTATGGCGGACATGGAACGTAACATTGGAATTCTAGCCACTACACTAACATCATCAGACGATGGTGCAGATGATGGTGAAAACGCATCATTTGGTAAAAACGTAAACCAAACAACTCGTTTCAAGAAATCGATTCGTTTGGATTCAGGTGCAAACCTGAAAGGCGTAATTGACATGAACGACAATAAGATTACTGAAGTTGCAACCTGTACAGCAGGTACAGATGCGGCAAATAAAACTTATGTTGACGGTAAAGTCAGTGGGGCAATTACAGATATAGTTGATGAGGCAGGTACTTCATATGATACACTTATTGAATTACGAGATGCTATTCTGGCAAACGATAGTGATATTACTAGTATTCTTACTACACAGTCTACAAAAGTTGATAAAACATCTAATCAAGCATTAGGCACAGCGGCAAATGCTATGACTATTTCTGGTCATACTATTACATTAGCACGTGGTGATAGCACTACTGATACAGTTGTAGTTCCAGATAACAATGACAACACTACTTACTCAGTTCAAGATGGAGAGTTAAGTGAAATTAACTTTACATCAGCAGACAACACTAAGTTAGATGGTATTGAAGCCTTAGCAGACGTAACTGATACAGCAAACATAACTTCAGCAGGCGCATTAATGAGGACTGGTGGAGCAATGACTGGTGCAATTACGACTAACAGCACTTTTGACGGTGTAGACGTTGCGGCACGTGATGCTATCCTATCAAGTACAACAACTACAGCAGGGGCAGCCTTGCCTAAAGCAGGTGGTACAATGTCAGGCGACATCGCAATGGGCGGTAATGATATAACTGGTGCAGGAACATTTTATGGTATAGCAACAACGGCTCAATATGCCGACCTTGCAGAAAGATATGCGGCTGATGCCACATATGAAGAAGGTACTGTATTAGCATTCGGTGGTGAAGCAGAAGTTACTTCAACACAAGGTTATGGTTCAACTAAGATAGCAGGTGTTGTTTCTACAAAACCTGGTTTCGCAATGAACGAAGAGGCTGGAAACTCAGAAACTCATCCATATATTGCTCTACAAGGACGTGTTCCATGTAAAGTAACTGGTACAGTTTCTAAAGGCGACATTCTTGTTGCTTCAGAAGTTTCAGGTACAGCAACTAAGTGGTTAGAAGATTCAGTAGACCCACGTATGACAGCATATGTTGGTATTGCTATTGAAGATAAGACTACAGATGGCGAAGGCTATGTTGAAGTTAAAGTAGGTAAGTAATAATTAATTAATACTTTTACAAAAGATATCTAAAAGGGAGCAGAAATGCTCCCTTTTTTATGTAAGTTAGTATATGCAGAGTTATTTTTTAACGATAAGCAGATAAATAAGAGTGTAGGGATAATAATTCCAACCAAGCAAGATTAAAGAATACGTTCTTTAATTTATAATACACTCTAAAAGGAGACATTAACATGGCAAAAGTACACGAATCTTATGACGCAGGTCAATTCTTAACAGCAGGTTTAGTTCATTTCTCAATTTCTCATACTACAGCAGTAGTAATGAAGGATTTAGTAGAAACAGCATCAATGAGAGCAACAGTTGTAATTCTAGGTGATGCGGGTGCCCGTATTGCAGTTGAAAATAACGGTGCATGGACGGCAGCAACTTTAGAAGCGGCTCTAGGTGCAGGTTACACAGTAGCAGACTTCACATACTAATATAGTATTAAGTTTTATACAGAAAACCCCCTCTTACGAGGGGTTTTTTAATATCTGTACATTTCTTTTCCCTCTTTTTATATAAATAGATATGTAAGTGATAAAGAAAAACACTTACGATACTTGAGATATCTTCCGAGTATTCAAATGCCTGCGACTAATCCGGGCAGTGCCTTGAGATTCCTTCCGAGGTATAAAAAATATAAAAAACTAAAATATGAAAATAAACATTTTTGTGTTTGTTATTCCGTGTACGATATATGGAATAATTATTTAATGGCTATTTATAGGAGATAATAATGGCTGATATAAAAAACTTTGGTATCCGTGGAATCGGTTCTGATGTTCAGTTTGGTAAGTCGGGTGGCCGAGTCGTATATGATTCAGGTAACTCACTTTTCAAAGTAACAACAGACGGTTCAACGTTGGGCAACATGAGTGTTGCGAATCCAACTTCGGATAACCATGTAGCAAACAAGAGTTATGTTGACTCAGTTGCTTCAGGATTGGATGTAAAAGATTCAGTTCGTGTGGCTTCTACAGGTAATGTAACTTTAACGGCTCCAGGTGCGTCAATTGATGGCGTAACTATGGCGGCTAACGACAGAGTTCTATTGAAAAATCAGAGTTCTGGCGATGAAAACGGTATCTACGTATGGACAGCACTTGACGCCACTATGGCTCGTGCTTCTGATATGGATGGTTCCGATGAGTTTGTTGGTTCTTTCTTCTTTGTTGAAGAAGGTACTATAAACTCAGACCAAGGCTTTGTATGTTCAACTGACGGTGTTATCGTTGTTGATACAACTGCAATTGCCTTTACACAATTCACAGGTACTGGACAACTTACAGCAGGTAGTGGTTTATCAAAAACTGGTAACACATTTAATGTTGAAGTTGACGATACTTATGTGAGAGTTATTAGTGACGCACTTACTCTTAAAGGTACTACGACTACTGGTCAAGTACTACTTTCAGATGGTTCAAGTGGTGTGGCTTATGGCGCGTTAAACTTAACTAGTTCAAACGCAGTTTCAGGCGCACTAGGACTAGTGAATGGTGGTCTAGGTGTTGATGCAACAAGTGGTGCTGGTAAAACTACTGCACGTTCTAACCTAGGTCTAGAATCTATGGCGATACAAGCGGCTTCTGCCGTTGCTATCACTGGCGGTTCAATTGATATGTCAGGTGGAACTTTAACTCTAGCAAACGACCAAATCTCTGGTGACAAAGTTTCTGGCGGTACAATTGACAGTGCTAACCTTTCAGGTGGTGCAGGCAAGACTATCTCAGCATTCGATGTTACTATAGGTGCAGGTAAAACTTTAGACGTTGACGGTATTGTCGATATTGACGGTGCGGCTACTTCAGCAATGGATAACGTTGCTGTAGGTACTACAACTTCAGCGGCTGGTAAGTTTACAACTATGGAATCTGGCTCAGTAAACATTGATGGTGGTGCTATTGACGGTACAATTATTGGTGCGACAGTGGCGGCAGCCATAGATGGTACAAACATATCTGCTTCAGGTACTCTAAAAGCAAATACATTAGACAACTATTCTGGTACAAACATTGCAGTTTCGGCTCCAATGGATATTACTGGTGATGTTGGTGTAACTGGTTCAGTTACAACTACAGTTGCAATGGTTTCTGACACAATTAGTGAAAGAACTGGCGCGGCTGGTGTTACTGTTGATAGTGTTTTACTTAAAGATGGTAATGTAACTGGTACTTTAACTGGTAATGTTACAGGTAATGTAACTGGTGATTTAACTGGTAACAGTGCAGGTGTTCACACAGGTAATGTATCTGGTAACTTAACTGGTAACAGTGCAGGTGTTCACACAGGCGCAGTAACTGGTAACGTAACTGGTAATGTAACTGGTGATTTAACAGGTGCTTCTGCAGGTGTTCACACAGGCGCAGTAACTGGTAACTTAACAGGTAACTCTGCTGGTACTCATACTGGTTCGGTTGACGTTTCAAGTGATACTTTAACACTTGCAAATGACCAACTTTCTGGTGATAAAGTTCACGGTGGTACAATTTCTAACTTTGCTTCAACTGGTATTGATGATAATGCAGACCAAACAGTCCTATCTTTAGGTGCTGATGAGTCGGCTTCATTTGCTGGTGCGGTAACAGTTGCTGGTAACCTAACAGTTGAAGGTACTTTAACTTCAATTGAAACTACTAACACTGCTATTACTGATAACACGATTGTTTTAAACAGTGGTGAATCAGGTGCGGCTGTTACAGCAGGTACATCAGGTATTGAAATTGACCGTGGTTCTTCAGACAACGCTACTGTTCTTTGGAACGATACTGGCGATTTGTTTGAACTAAAAGTAGGTACAGCATATGCTGACCTTAAAGCAAGTGCTATAACTGGTACTTTAACTGGTAACGTAACTGGTAACTTAACTGGTGATGTAACTGGTGATGTAACTGGTGATTTAACAGGTGATTCTGCTGGTACTCATACTGGCGCAGTAGCGGGTACAACAGTATCTGCATCTGGTGGATTTTCTGGTGCTTTAACTGGTAATGTAACTGGTAACTTAACAGGTAACTCTGCTGGTGTTCACACTGGTGCAGTAACTGGTAACGTAACTGGTAACTTAACTGGTGATGTAACTGGTGATGTAACTGGTGATTTAACTGGTAACTCTGCTGGTGTTCATACTGGTAACGTAACAGGTGATGTAACAGGTGATGTAACTGGTGATTTAACTGGTAACTCTGCTGGTGTACATACTGGTAACGTAACTGGTAATTTAACAGGCAACTCTGCTGGTGTTCACACTGGTGCAGTAACTGGTAATGTAACTGGTAATGTTGCAGGTAATGTAACATCTACAGGTACTTCTACGTTTACGACAGTTGATATTAATGGTGGCGCAATAGACGGTGCTATTATTGGTGCGGCTTCTTCAGCGGCTGGTACTTTCTCAGCAATGACTTCAGGAAACGCTACTATAACAGGTGGTGCAATTTCTGGCGCAACAGTGAACTCGGCGGCAGCAACTATTACTGGTGGTTCAATCGATGGTACTACTGTTGGTTCAACTACATCTGCGGCTGGTAGATTCTCTACTATGACTACAGCAAATGCTACGATTACAGGCGGTACAGCAACACTTACGAGTGCTACTATTCCTGCTATGTCTTCTAACAACGTTGCTATAACAGGTGGTTCAATCTCCGGTACAAATCTGGACATGACTGGTGGTACTTTAGTATTATCAAATGACCAAATTTCTGGTGACGTAATTCACAACGGTACTATTTCTGGTGCATCATTGGCAGGTTCTGCTGACACGATGTCTGGTTATGATATTACTGTTGGTGCAGGTCGTTCAATAGACGTATCTTCGGGTACTCTAACATTAGCGGCTAATCAAATTTCTGGTGACAAGATTGACGGTGGAACTATTTCTACTTTCGCTTCAACTGGTATTGATGATAATGCAACAGCAACAAAGTTAACACTTTCTGACTCAACTGCAACATTTGGTGTTGCTGGTGATTTTGGTGCTAACGACCTAGATGCAGGTGCTTCTACTTTAGCATCATTATCTGTTACAGGTAATGCGGCTATTACAGGAAACTTAACTGTATCTGGTTCAGTAACAACAACTTTATCTGAGATAGTAAATATCGAAGATAACATTATCGTTCTTAACTCTAATCATACTGGCGCGGCTACACAAGACGCTGGTATTTCTATTGAACGTGGTAACGATGATGACGCGGCAATTAACTGGAATGAAACTACAAACGCATTTGAACTTAACGTAGGCGCTTCTAAAGCCGACCTAACTGTTAATGATTTAACTGTGAATGAGTTAACTCTAGCAGAAGAACTTCCTCTAAACATGGGTGGTACACATACTGATACTTCAGGTTATGGTGCTAACTCAATTATGTTAATGAGTGGTTCTGCAGGCGTTTCTGAACTTGCAAAAGGCGGAAACTCAACTGTACTTAAAGTTGCTTCAAATGGTTCTCTTGGTTATGCAAAAGCAGATTTAACTGCTGACGTAACCGGCACTCTTCCTATAGCGAATGGTGGTACAGGAATCACATCAGCAGGTTCTGATAATAAAGTTATGACTTCAAATGGCACGATACTAGGTATGGAATACGTAAGTCAATTACGTAATTCATCTGGTGTTATGGCTCTTGACGGTTCTGGCGTATCTTCAGGTTCTGGTGAATACATTGCGTTAACAAACGCAACTGGTAAAGTAACAATGACTGCCAAAAACGCGGCTGGTTCTGGTGCTGTAGATTTATATCTACAAGGCCAAGCAGGCGGTGATGTATTTATTGTAGGTCAATCTGGCGAAGCCTTAATTCAAGGTGAAGACGATGCTGACTTAACAGTAGGTGGTGGTGATGCTTCAGGAGCCGATGCTGGTGACCTTATCCTTAAAGGTGGTAACGGAACAGGCGGCAACGCTTCTGGTTCAGTTATCGTTAAAGGTGGTAACGGTGGTGCTTCTGACGGAAATGTACAAGTTAAAGATGCAGACGACAATGAAATCGCTACTTTTGTAACGGTCTCAAATGCTGTTGACTACGCAACTATTACTAATGGTATTGGTGGTGTAGAACTAGCAGTTGCTGGTGATACTGCGGCTATTAACTTAAACTTGGCTCCAAAAGGTACTGGTCTTATACTAGCACCTTCGGCTTATGATATGTCAAGTGGTGTGGATCATGCACTAGCATCTAAAGGATATGTTGACACGAAAGCGTCAGAATCAGGTTCTTCAGGTACAAGACGTGTATCATTCTCAGCAAATGGTTCATCTTCATTCACAATAGGCACAATGGCTAACATTGCAGGTAAAACTTACTTCGTTAAGCGTATCACTGCAAAAGTTACTACTGCGTTTGTTGGATGTGACGAACTAGTCGTTTCTGACGGCACAACAACTCTTATGGCTACAACTGAGGCTGACCTTTCTGAGGGCGGTTTATATATTGTTGACTTAGGTTTTGATGTCGCAACGGCAGGCGGTGCAACTCTTACTGGAACACTCCAGAATGGCGGCGCATCTGCTTCACCTACAACTGGTGCAATAATTGTTACAGCAGAATACAAGCAAATCTAATTTGTAAGTAATCTGTAATAACTGTTACCATCAAGGTGATATTCAAAGGGGAACTTAATTGTTCCCCTTTTTTTCGTTCTACGTTTAAAAAAGATAAATACTTACTAGAGAAAATATCTTTAACGACAGACTTAATTTATTAGGGCTGACATTAAAACGAACGTTGAGGAACGAGGATGGCAGTAACAATTAACGCAAAAGGGACTAGTGTTCCTTACTTTAAAATTGGTAAGCAAGGAACGACCTTCTATCAAGGAGATGCAGACCCGAGCAGTAGTTATACAGTAAACACAAATGACATTTGGTTTGATACATCAAATGGCACAGTAAAGTTTAGGGTCTCAAATGCTTGGTCTGGAATTACAACAGCCTCAGATTTAACTGTAACTGGCGATTTAACAGTTCAAGGTACTACAACTACAGTAAACTCAACAGAAATTCAAGTTCAAAACACTTTAAAGTTTGAAGGTTCTACTTCAAATGATTTCGAAACAACTCTAACAGTTGTCGACCCAACGGCAGACAGAACAATCACATTACCAAATGCGACAGATACTTTAGTTGGTAAAGCAACAACAGATACATTAACTAATAAAACAATTAATCTAGCAAATAATACTTTGTCTGGAACATTGACAGAGTTCAATACTGCATTTACTACTAGTATCACAGATGACCCAACTTTATGGAATGTAGCATTAGGTACTAATTCATCAGATGCTCTTACATCTGGAATTCAAAATGTTGCGATGGGTTACAATGCCTTAACTAATGATACAATCGGTAAAAATAATACTGCTGTAGGTGCCTACGCATTACAAGAGAATATTAGTGGTGATAATAATACTGCGATGGGTAATCAAGCCTTATATGAAAATCTTATTGGTAAAAATAATACTGCTGTAGGTAAATGGGCACTTAATACAAATAATGGTCATGAGAATACTTCTCTCGGAATGAGAGCAGGCTATAGTAATGCTACTGGAGATGGTAATGTCTTCTTAGGATATAAAGCAGGATATAACGAAACAGGTTCAAATAAATTATATATTGATAATAGTGATACATCCACTCCTTTAATTTATGGTGATTTTGCAACTAATGAGGTAACAATAAATGGTAATGCAAAAATCACAAGCACAGGTGCAATAACAATACCAGTTGGCACAACAGCACAAAGACCAGGAACAGCAGTTGTTGGTATGATGCGTTTCAACTCTGATGTAGATGCATTTGAGGGTTATAATGGTGCTTCTTGGATTGAACTTGGTCATACAATACCAACTGGTGACACACATAACTTTGGTGTCATTACAGAAACTTCAGATGTGTCTAACATCAATTACGGTGCTATTACAGACACAGATACAGATAATTACACATATGATAGAGGTTTAATAACTGATTCCGATATAGTTTCATAACTTTACATATAATATAATACTTAAAACAGATAAATACTATTGATGGTTGGGGATTCCCACCTCAACATCAATCTTATGGGAGAAATAACATGGCAAGATATAGAG